CCAAGTTGTAGACACATCATCTGCTCAGCATCATCCATTCTTTCATGAGATCCGTTCATTATTGCTTTAATTGCTTTGCTAACTTCCGCATCGTCATTGTCATCCCATTCCTGAACCACTCTATCAGCGTCATTCTGTGGCCCAGCTATCACATATTTCCCACTAGCCAGACCGTACTTGACAAAGAGATTGTCGTTCATATTCCAGACACTATGCAATACGTCATCAGGTAGATTGTACTTGCCCTTAAGCAGTGATGCGTAATCATTTGCACTCATGAGGCGTGGACAGCTCCACCCTTGCTCAGTCATCTGTTCTTTTATGTTGACTTCGACCGCTTCCATCCTATGGTTAGCGAACAACAGTGTGCCGTTAAGCATATTCCTCCATGCTACTCCAGTGCATAACCAGTTACAGCAGGATATCGCAAGCTTCCTACACACGTGTAGGGGCATGCCTCGTCTCCACAGCGAAGCGGCTGCGTCGGCCACCTCATTGGGCACCTGGTGTTTCAAGTACGCACTCCTCTTGTACCATGATCCGGAAACGAAGTTCACTATTGCAGGTGCTGGTGGTTGTCTGGGCAATTCCATCTTACGTGAGAAGTTGTATTGCAGGAATTCCACCCACTCATTAGTCAAGCTGACCTTCCTACCTTGGAGCTCGTGCCCTTGCAGCTGCAGTGCTGTGTAGTAGCAATGCAGCCAATACCAGTCACCGCCAATCAGTGCTTCATCGTCACCGCACACTCGACTTAGCTGTGGTCGGCCACTTATGCCAGCACATTGGTCAGCCTCCAACGCGGCTGCCTCCATATATCCCACATGCAACAGTGTGTTGTCTCTGGCTGTGTCTCTCTCACCAGAGGACAGGCCCTGACGTATCCATTCACCATTTTCTGTTTGATGGTTGCCGTGCGCTAGACTCATCCAAGCTGCTGCATATGCTCTTCTATTCATTTGCCTGCTTGCGAACACCTTAGCAAAGCAGCAGCTGAGAAGACTTCTTCCATATGTGCTATGCGCCAAGTTAAAATCAGCATAGTCAGCACATAGGTTGTACCTCCCACGAGGGGCGTTCATTATGGCTTTGTGTGTTTCGACTACGTCCACTGGTGTTTGCCTTATCACGGCTCCATGTCCGTATTCACACTTTTCAGTACCTGCTGATGCATAGGCTGCGATAGAGTATGAGCGGTCATCACTTGCACGCAGAGCCCTACGTTTCAAGCCCGGTTCATTCTTCGTTGAAAGACGGGCCACTATGCATGGTGTTTCGTTGAACCACTCCATTGCCGTCTCACTACCTATGTTTCCTAGTTCCACAGCCTTGGATGGTGCTTCTCTAGCACCTGATTGTACCTTTAGCTTCTTTCCGACATCGCTCTTAGTGCTCGCTGAACCGCCCGGCAGCCATGTCAGCCTGGCGTCCCACCAAGTTTGTATGTTCTGCTCAGTGCGCATTCCATATCCACCTGCATTGGCCAGCATTTCAGTAAGTTTCTCTCTCATAAACCGCCAGTACCCAGAGTATCCTCCCAAGTGGTTTGGAAAACACAGCATATCGCGCACTGTGGTGCGCTGCTCTACCTCGGCATCTTTGTCCGCAGGCCTCAGATCCCTACCCAGCAGAGTTTTGCTGCGCACAGTGATCCAGTGTGACCCATGTCCACATCCATAAACTCGCGACCCGTGTTTCGAAATCACTTCAAGCTCGCCTAGGCCGTCAGGTCCCAGGTCAGACAGTCTGATTGATGCCAACGCCCATGCCACACGCACTGCTCCCGCATTGCACAGGCACTCTAAGTACATCAATATGCCACTCATCACATATTCATCACATCCGATGTTACTTTCCAGAGCTGTATGTGACATGTCATTCAGTCCGCCTAGTGCGTTGATCACGGACACCAGACTCACACGCATGCGGCCGAGAAAGCCGCTAGGTGCTTGCATGTAGTCCGAGCGCAAACGTTTGATTAGCTCGTCGTCCATTTTTTGCTCCCGTTCACTCGGCTTGGTGTTACAGTTCCACGTACCACCAAGCGCCATTATCTTAGCAAACCATGCACTCCAGTATGCAGGTCCAGCCTTCAGCAGCCACTCATCACTCGGTGCCGTCGCAATGCCCATTCGCACCCTGATCCATCCCAAGCAGCATTCTCTGTTTCCTCTCATCAGCCAAGTTTTTCCACTGTCATCGACGGCATATTGCTGACATTTGCGGCAAAGGTGATGCCTTGTGCGCTGCCAGAGGCCTTCGCTCGTGATCCGCTCGTGGACGCTTTGGCGCTCTGCTCTGGCATGTTGGGGTCCTCAACTGCACCTGTCACGTTGTCGACTGATTCTATCATGGCTGCTGTAACCTTTTTTACTTCAGCTTCCGTACTCTCAGCAATGTTCAGTGTAGATGCAGCCATTGCGGCCTCTAACGTCATCGCATTTGTCATGGCAGCCAAAAGCTTGCCTCGCAGCACCTCAGTCGGCCGCAACCCACTCTGTCCTGTGCTGTGGTCAACATTGTTCAAGCTATCAAGGAGCCACTCGTACTGCTGTGCATTCAGATACTCTGGTGGATTCCACTCGTCAATTGTTCTGTCACTCAGCGCTGCTTTGAAGTTCCTTGGATCCGAACGCATTGTTATAAGTGCTCTCACCACTTTGTCACTTTCAGATATTTCAAGCAGCCCGTCATCGACAGCTGTAGTGGGCATTCGTTGCTTCCGTAGCCACGTATTTTCTCGGTCTGATTCTGCTTGTTCTTCGCGCAGCTTGCCCTCAGACTGTTTTCTTCGCTCAGAATCCGTATCACCATGGTCGCTGTCATGCGGCTGCAATTGTGCTCCTGGCACGCCCAGTCTCTCTTCAGCACCTGCTCTCTCTGGTGCATCTGCACTGCCTGGGTATAGCCCCTCCACGTCGTTACTCAACCCACTAGCTATCACACCTTTGTCGGTCTCAATCCACCAGGTTAGTCCAGCGTTCATCATCAGCCGCTCTCTGAGACTGTGATACGCTCGCAGTGTTGCAAAGGAGACTACTGGGATTATTCCAACGTAGTCATCAGTGCTGCTACCCGGCAGTAGCCAGTGTGTCGACTTTAGTGGGGCCCATTCTACACTTTCAGCCGTACCAAGCATCTTATCATATCTGATCAGGCCAACCCTCACACCATCACCACACAGTGCATTCACAATTGCCTTGTCATCTGCTGCACTTCCGAGCAGCTCCAGCCTGAATGCTCGTTTGAGCGGTATCTTCACAGCGTCAAGTTTGTAGCCCCATAGGGCTGCTGCTTCTGATGATCCGTCCATTACTGTTGGTATTATCATCAAGTGAGCCATGTTCAAATGGTA